ATCCTGGCACACCGGGGCGAACTGCTCCAGCAGGCGGCGGACAAGCTGGAACGCACCAGCGGTCTGAAATGTGCCGTGGAAAAGGCAGAGCAGACCTGTCTGGGAGAGTGGTATCGTGTCACGGTGGGCAGCGTTCAGACCCTCATGCGGCAGAAACGCCTTGCCCAGTTCCCGCCGGACTATTTTCAGACCATTATCATCGACGAGGCACACCACGCTATTTCCGGCAGCTATCAGGTGATACTGGATTACTTTTCCGATGCCCATGTGCTGGGCGTGACGGCAACGCCCGACCGGGGCGACAAGCAGAATCTGGGCAAGGTGTTCGACAGTCTGGCGTATGAATACACATTGCCGCAAGCCATTCACGAGGGATACTTAACACCGATCCGGGCATTGACTGTGCCGGTGCAGATCGATTTCACCCATGTGGGGACGGCTGCCGGAGATTACAAGCCGGGGGACATTGCCACGGCGTTAGACCCCTATCTCGACCAGATCGCTGCCGAAATGGCAAAGCACTGTGCCGACCGCAAGACGGTGGTGTTCCTGCCGCTGGTCAAAACGTCTCAGAAATTCCGAGACATTCTCTGCCGGCACGGATTCCGGGCGGCAGAGGTCAACGGCGAATCCGACGACCGGGAACAGGTCTTACAGGACTTTTCCGATGGCAAATACAACGTGCTGTGCAACAGTATGCTGCTCACCGAGGGCTGGGACTGTCCGGAGGTAGACTGCGTGGTGGTGCTGCGTTCGACCAAGATCCGTGCCCTGTACTGCCAGATGGTGGGACGTGGCACACGTCTGGCAGAGGGGAAAGACCACCTTCTGCTGCTGGATTTCCTGTGGAACACGGAAAAGCACGAGCTGTGCCGTCCGGCGTGCCTTATCTGCGAGGACGAAGAAGTGCAGCAGAAAATGACGCAGCAGCTGGAGCAGCAGCCCGGCGTGCCGGTGGACATCGAGGAAGCTAAAAATAAAGCATCTGAGGACGTGGTGGCAGACCGGGAATCCAAGCTGGCGGAACAGCTGGAATCCATGAAAAAGCGGAAGTCCAAGCTGGTAGATCCCCTGCAGTACGAGATGTCGATCCAGTCCCAGGATCTGACCGGCTATGTACCGGCATTCGGGTGGGAATCCAGTCCGCCGACGGACAAGCAGAAGAAAGACCTGGAGAAACGGGGCATCAACCCGGATGCGGTGGAGAGTGCCGGCAAGGCGGAACGGATTCTCCGCACAGTGGCACAGCGGCAGATCAGCGGACTGGCTACCCCGAAGCAAATACGCTGTCTGGAAAAGTACGGCTTTCTGCACGTCGGTGGCTGGTCGTTTGATGCGGCAAAGAATCTCATCAACCGCATTGCCGCAAACGGCTGGCGTGTGCCGCGGTCGATCACGGCGGCGGAGTATGTGCCGGAGGTGCATGGATAAATGGATTACAAAGACGACAACTTAGACGAACTGCTGGACTACATCGACCCGGCAGCCCTGACCTATCAGGAGTGGTGCGGTGTGGGCATGGCACTGAAAGATTCCGGCTATGACTGTTCCCTCTGGGACAGCTGGTCACAGCGTGACACTGCCCGGTATCACAGCGGCGAGTGCGAAAAGAAATGGCGGTCTTTCGCCGGCTCAGAGCACCCCGTCACTGCCGGCCCCATCGTACACATGGCACTGGAAAACGGCTACCGTCCCCAGAGTGCCCCGAAAGAATCCAGAGCCCTCAGCTGGGACGATTACATCGGGGAGGACTATGCCATTACAGGCCCGTGCCAGACACAGGCACTTCCGGTAAAGCCGCTGTTTGCACAGTGGAATCCAGTGAAAGAGATCAGTACATATCTCAGCACTTTGTTTCAGGCAGAGGAGAACGTGGGCTATGTGGTACACAGTTGGAAAAATCAAGACGGAAAGTATCTTCCAGATGCCGGCTGCTGTGACCGGACTGCCGGAAAACTGCTGGAAGATCTGACGTATTGCGAAAATGATCTTGGTGCAGTTTTTGGCGACTACGATCCGAGTATCGGAGCATGGATCCGATTCAATCCATTAGATGGAAAAGGCGGTAAAAATGAAAATGTCACAGATTTTCGTTATGCTCTGGTAGAATCTGACGGAATCCCGATTGAACAGCAAAACGGAATTATGCGTGATCTGCAATTGCCCATTGCCTGCCTTGTCTACAGCGGCGGAAAAAGCCTGCACGCAATTGTGCGAGTGGAAGCCGGCAACGCAAAAGAATATCGGGAACGAGTGGCATTTCTGTATCAAATCTGCGACAAGAACGGCTTGCAAGTTGACCGTGCTTGTAAAAATCCTTCACGGCTCTCCCGAATGCCCGGCGTTGTGCGTGGAGAAAAGAAACAGTATTTGGTTGCGGTAAATATCGGAATGGGCAGCTGGGACGAGTGGAAGGACTACATCGACAGCGTCACCGACGATCTGCCGGAGTTTGAGAATATGGCGGAGATATGGGAGAATATGCCGGAATTATCACCGCCTTTGATTGAAAATGTACTGCGGCAGGGACACAAAATGCTGTTGGCTGGACCGTCGAAAGCTGGAAAATCTTTTGCACTGATTGAACTTTGCATTGCGATGGCAGAGGGGCGAAAGTGGATGGGTTGGCAATGCACCAAGGGAAAAGTGCTGTATGTCAACTTAGAACTGGACAAGGCTTCCTGTGACCACAGAATCCATGATGTTTATACTACTTTGCAGATACCTCCGGTCAATATTCGGAATATTGAAGTGTGGCATTTGCGCGGCGTAACCGAACCTATGGACAAACTTGCACCGAAATTGATTCGTCGGGCGAAAAAGCAAAACTTCATTGCCGTCATCATCGACCCCATTTACAAGGTCATCACCGGCGACGAGAACAGTGCCGACCAGATGGCACATTTCTGCAACCAGTTTGACAAGGTGTGCACCCAGCTGGGCTGTGCGGTGATCTACTGCCACCACCACAGCAAGGGGGCACAGGGCGGCAAGCGGAGCATGGATCGTGCCTCCGGCAGCGGCGTGTTTGCCCGTGATCCGGACGCACTCATTGACATGACGGAGCTGGAGCTGACGGACGAGATTCTCAAACAGGAGACCAACACTGCCATCTGTGAAGCCTGCATCGAGAAGCTGCGGCAGCACGCTCCGGCAGTGCTGGCGGATGCCGCACCGGACGAGTTGCTCAGCCATGTGGAATCCCTGAAGCTGTGCCGGGACAATCTGCCGCCGGCGGTGTACGAGGGCTTTCTCGGCGAGATCGAGGCGGTCAAGCGTACAGTGCGGCAGCGGACGGCATGGCGGCTGGACGGCACGCTCCGGGAGTTTCCGAAGTTCGAGCCGAAGAACCTGTGGTTCCGGTATCCTGTGCATGTGGAGGACACTGTGGGTGTGCTGAAAGACCTGCAGGCAGAGAGCGAGATGCCGCCGCATCAGCGTGGGAACAAGAAACGCGGAGAGAAAACCAGAGAGACCTATGCGGCACAGAAAGCCGACAAGAAAGCGGCTCTGCTCAATGCGTTTCACGCCTGCAATATGGACGGGGCGGTGACGCTGAAAGACATGGCGGAGTATCTGGGCATCAGTGAAAAAACCGTCCGCCGCCGTGTCAAGGACTGCGGAGAACTGACCATTGCGGACAACAGCATTCAGCTGTCAAAAGTGGAAAATAATGGTGGGACAAAACGAGGGACAACAGTGTATATATAAATATATACTTGTCCCTGTCCCTGTGTGACAGTCAATGACAACAAGTAACAAGAGTGCGAATGCACGGCACTCTTGTAACACTTGTCGTCTGACATTGACAAAAGCGAACCCGAAAAAACCAGAAATGGAGGTACGAACATGACAACATTTTTCATGCCCATGCTGCCGCCGACCAGTACGCACCAGCAGGTGGGACATACCATCGACAAGCAGGGACGGCACCGGTTCTATCAGCGTGGAAACGGCGAGGCAGAGGCAAAGCTGACCGCCCATCTCATGAAGCACATTCCGGAGCAGCCGTACAGCGGTGCGGTTCGTGTGGTGGTGAAGTGGTGCTATCCCAGAAAGGCAAAGCACCAGAGCGGCGAACCCTATACCAACAAGCCGGACGTGGACAACCTGTGCAAGGCACTGTTCGACATCATGACCCGGCTGCACTACTGGAACGATGACAAGCAGATCTACAGTGCAGTGGTGGAGAAGTTCTGGGCAGATGTGCCGGGGGTGTTTGTGGAGATCGAGGAGGCAGAGGAACATGAGTGAGATCAAATTGAAAAACTGTCCGTTTTGTGGCGGCGAGGCGGAAATGGGATTCCGTGACGCTAGTGCTTTTGTGATGTGTACAAAATGCCTTGCAAGAAGCAGAACGGTTGTGGCGTGTGTTGACTATACTGCGAGAGAAGTTGCTGCTGATGAATGGAATCAGCGGGCAAACCAGCCACCAAAAGCCCACTGGACACGAGAAGATGTCACGAGTTACGACGGTGAAACGATCAAGAATGGGGCTGCTGTCTGTGGTAGATGCAAAAAGGCGTTTTTTATGCCGACGGACACGTTTGATTATTGCCCGAACTGCGGAGCAAGAATGGACTTGATTGAAACAGATGATGACCTTTTACGGTTGATTCAGAAAAAAACGGAGGGAGAGAAATGAGTGAGGTTAAAAGCTGCCCGTTTCGCAAAAGCGGAACGTATATCAGCATCGATGATTACCGCAAGAAAAACGGTTGCTTAGGCTGCGATCTGGAATCAACTGAGTGCTGTGCGGACTGCATTGTGCCGGAGACCTGGGAGGCAGATGTAGCACCTGTGATACACGCACATTGGATTGAGAAATGCAGTAAGGTATATTGCTCTGCGTGCAGAAAAAGCAATAAGGCGTATCGGTCACCGTACTGTCCACATTGTGGTGCGAGAATGCACGAGGAGGCACAGCCATGACCACCAAGCACTGCGAAACCTGCGGCAAGCTGCTGATCGGCGTGAAAGGTGACCGGAGATTCTGCAACGCCTGTGCCATACGCCGGCGGAAAGCATATCAGAAACAGTATCGGGAGAACCGGAAGAAACGCTAACGCACGCCGAGCGTAAGCCTAACGCACGCGAGCGTTGACCGAGCATAACCGAGCATGAAATCCAAAAGGAGTGGATCTACATGGAAAACAAGCAAATCAAGAAAGCCACGCTCTGCTGGCGGTGCAGGCACGCCGTTCCCAGTGCGTCAACCGGATGCAGCTGGTCACGCCGCTTTGTGCCGGTCGAGGGCTGGACTGCGGAAAAGCATCAGCAGAAACAGAGCGGCAGCGTTTACGAAACCTACTGTGTGATCAGCTGCCCGCTGTTCCAGAAGGACGGCGGGAACAGTGCTGACAGCTGCAAGGACGACACCGGCTGCGTCCGCATCGCAGAGCATATCCTGCGAGGGCAGATGAACCGGTACCGCACTGCACTGAAACGCTACGCCAGAACCGGGAGCGACAACGATCTGGCACAGTTCCGGTCGATCGAGCGTGACCTGCTCACGCCGTACTATGCGGCACTGACGCTGCACAGCATTGAACTGCGGCAGGTGTGCAATGAACTGCGGCAGAAGGCAGGGCTGCCGGAACTGGAGGAGATGCAATGACCATCGAAGAAAAGATCACACGCTATCGTGGTATCCCCAAACTGATAAAAGATCTCCAGATCGACAAAGAGATCTGCACGTCTGTAAAGTCGGTGCAGTTCGACAGCATCGGTGAGGCAAAGGGAACCCACGGGAACAGCACAGAGAAAAAGCTGATCGATGCCGCAGAGATCAGCGAGAAGATCGCCGCACTCCAGCAGGAGCGTGACCGGCTGGAGCTGAGCATCATGCAGCATATCAACACAATACTCTGCGGCAGCGATGAAGAAACCGTAGATATGCGGATTGCACTGAAAAAGTACTTGCTGCAAGGGCTGTCCCTGAAACAGATCGCAACACGGCATCTGCATCGGGACTATAAGAAAACCAAAGAATTGTACAGCACCGGATTCGAAAAGATAAAAAACACCCCGTCACTAACCGAAACTAACCGAGAATAACCGCCAAACCACTTGCAGTAATCCACATTCCATGCTATACTTATACTGACGAAAAAAGCAAAACGTCGTGAGGATTTCCTTGCGGCGTTTTTTGTATGCTATTGAAAGGAGCGTGATCGCGTGGGACGACCAAGAAAATTCAAAACGCCGGACGAATTGCACAGTGCATGGGAAACTTACAAAGCGTACTGCGACAGCAAGCCTGTGCTGACTCATGCGTTCAACTCCAAAACCGGCGAGTTTGTTTCGGCGGAGCTAAAGCACAGCGTGACTTACACCATTGAGGGGTTCTGCGTATACGTCGGCATCTCCCGACAGTCGTTTTATGAAAACTACGGAGAGAGCAAGCGGTTTACTGACATCGTTACGCGTATGCGTGAAGAATGCGAAACGGACGCACGGGAAAAATTTGAAGTGGGGGCGATTCCGACACAGCTTGCAGGGCTGTGGATGTCGAAGTACGGGTACACCACCAAGCAGGAAGCCGGTGTGGAAGTCAAGCCCTCCGAAAAACTCTCCGATATTCTTTCCCAGCTGGGCGGTGATGACCTTGACAGCACATAAATTTCCTCTGTCCCGGAAGTACAGGGACTTTATCCGTTCTACCCAGGGCGTGACTGCGGAATTCCTGGAAGGGACGACCGCCTCCGGAAAGACCACCGTTGGTGCCGGTGTGAAGTTCATGTACATGGTTTCCGCCAGTCCGAAACGGCTGCACATTATCGCTGCCAAGACCACCGGCATCGCCGAGAAGAACATCATTCAGCAGGAAAACGGGATCCTCGACCTGCACCGGAACGCCGTCTACTGCGGCAACGGCGACCGGAACAACAAGCTGCCACACATCAAGTTTGAGGGCAAGCTGATCTATGTGCTGGGCTATGACAACAAGGACAAGTGGGAAAACGTCCTCGGTTCGCAGTTCGGCTGCGTGTACATTGACGAGATCAACACCGCCGACATCGACTTTGTGCGGGAGATCTCCACCCGAAACGATTACCTGCTGGCAACGCTGAACCCTGACGATCCGTCTTTGCCGGTGTATCGGGAGTTCGTGAACCGTTCCCGTCCCTGTGCCAAGTATGCCGCCGATGTGCCGGAGGAAATTCTTCGGGAACTGACGGAAGAACCGGTCACCGGCTGGCGGTACTGGTTCTTTTCGTTTCGGGACAACCTCAGTCTGACAGAGGCAGACATTCAGCGGAAAATAGACGCTGCTCCCAAGGGTACCAAGCTGTACAAGAACAAGATTCTGGGGCTGCGTGGACGTGCCACGGGGCTTGTCTTTGACTTGCAGCAGCGGCATATTATCACGGCATCACAGGCGGCAGGGCATCGCTTTCTGTACTACTCCATCGGCTGTGATACGTCCTATTCCCGAAAGTCCCACGACCGGCTGACCTTTGAGGCGGTGGGCATTACCGCAGACCGGAAGTGTATCCTGCTCATGGAGGAAACCCACAACAATCGGGACAAGTCAAACCCCTTTGCACCGTCTGACGTGATACCGCTGCTGAACCGGTTCGCCGAACAGGTGAAGTGCCGGTACGGCTTTGCAAGAACGATCTACATCGATTCCGCAGATGCCGGCACCATACAAGAGGCACAGAAGTTCAAACGCAAGACCGCCTGCATCTACGACTTTGCAGGTGCATGGAAAAAGACGAAGATCATCACTCGGATCCAGCTGCAGCAGAGCTGGCTGAAAACGGGGGACTTTCTGTTGGTGGACACCTGCAGGGACTACATCGCAGAGATGAACACCTACAGCTATGACGAAAAGGGGCAGCCGGAGGACGGACACGACCACAGCATCAACGGGTGTCAGTATGCGTGGCTGCCGTACAAGCAGTACATTGGAAACTATAAGGCAATACAGGAGGTGATTTCAGATGCTTGACCGATTCCGTTCGTTTCTGGCAGGCAAACTGTCAGGGCTGTTAAAACTATATCCGGCGGCAAGACGGGAGATCGCCATAGAAGAATCCCTCAGCTTTGAAACTAACATTGCTGTCAACCGGCTCTGGTATCGGGGCGACAGCTGGGAACTGGCACAGGCGTACCGGCAGATCGGCGGTGCGTCCCATTCTTTCTGGGGCAGCGTTCCCACCTACGGCATGGAAATCCGGAAGATACACACCGGCTTGCCCCAGACCATGGTGAATATGCTTTCCGGTCTGATCGCCGCCGACTTGCAGGAGGTGCAGTTCCCGTCCGAATCGCAAAAGCTGCTCTGGCAGCAGATCGCACAGGAAAACGATTTCTGCGAACTGGTAAAGCGGTCGATCACGGAAACGCTGGTCACTGGTGACGGGGCGTTTAAGATCAGCCTGCACCCCCAGGTGAGCCGCTTTCCCATTCTGGAATTTTACGGGGCAGATCGTGTGGAACTCCGGCGGCAGTCCGGCAGAGTACACGAGATCATCTTCCACACGCCATACGCCGACGACAGCGGCAGGAACTACACGCTGCACGAACACTACGGCAGGGGCTATGTGACGTATGCACTCTTTGACGCATACGGCAATCCCCGTGATCTCCACGCCATTCCCCAGACAGCCGGCTTGCAGCCTGTCCGGTGGGACGGAGATTTTATGCTGGCAGAGTATCTCAGTTTCTACCATTCCAACCGGCACGAAGGCAGAGGGCAGAGCATCTTCGATGCCAAACGGGACAACTTCGACGCACTGGACGAGGCGTGGAGCCAGTGGGTGGACGCACTCCGCAGCGGCCGTTCCCGTACATACATTCCGGAGTGCCTGATTCCACGGGACGAAAACGGCGTGCTGCAAAAGTCCAACGCCTTTGACAACCGTTTTCTCATGACCGGAAACGACATTGCCGAATCCGCACAGAACAAGATCACTGTGGAACAGGCGGAAATTCCCCACGACAGCTATCTTGCCACCTACATCACCGCACTGGACCTTTGTCTGCAAGGTATCGTCAGTCCGTCTACGCTGGGCATTGACGTGAAGAAGCTGGACAACGCCGAGGCACAGCGGGAGAAAGAGAAAACCACGCTGTACACACGGCAGGACATTGTGAACGCCTTGCAGCGAGTGCTGCCGAAACTGATTACAGACGTATTCTATGCGTATCAGACGGCAAACGGACAGCCTGCCGAGGAAGTTCGTGCGGCGGTCACTTTCGGCGAGTATGCCAACCCGTCCTTTGAATCACAGGTGGAAACCGTGGCGAAAGCCAAGCAGGGCGGCATCATGAGCATTGAAGCAGGTCTGGACGAATTGTACGGCAGCACCAAGTCCGACACGTGGAAAGTGGCAGAGGCGGAGCGTATCCGGACAGAACAGGGCATTGTGGACGTAGAAGAACCGGCGGTGTCCTCTGACGACTGGGCGGGCATCGCATGAACTATGACATTGCAGAAGCACTCCGGAAAATGGAAGAAGAACTGATCCAGTCCATGAAACGGAACTTGCAGCGGCATCTGAAAGAGGAAGATGCCGAGGGCTTTGACTGGACACAGTGGCAGGCGGAAAAGCTGAACAGCATTGCCCGATACCGTGCCCAGAACCGGCATATCATCGGCAGTTATATCAGCACCATTCCCCAGCAGATCGAGGACATGATCCGCCAGTCCTACGAAACCGGAAAGCAGCAGGAGGAGATCCGCATTCTGAAAGCGATCCGGCAGGGCTACCTTGCCGCAGCCGGCACTGCCGGGGAGGTCAGCACCGGCTTTTTCACCGTCAACGAACGCAAGCTGAACGCTCTCGTGAAAGCCACACAGGGCGAGATGCACAAGGCGGTCAGCAGCATTCTCCGGTATCAGGACGACATCTACCGGCAGACCATTTTCCGGTCGGCGGCACAGTTCAACATGGGCGGCAAGACGCTGGGGCAGGCGGTCGATGCGGCAGTACAGGACTTTCTGGCACAGGGCATCCGGAATATCCGGTACAAGGACGGGCGGTATGTGAATATCGCCAGCTATGCGGAAATGGCACTGCGGACGGCAAACCTCCGGGCAAACATCCAGGGAGAAGCTGCCAAGCGTGATGCGTGGGGCATCTGTACCGTGAAACTGTCCGCACATGGTTCTGCCTGTCCCAAGTGCATTCCGTGGCAGGGCAAGGTGTACTACGATGATGTGTACGGCTCCGTGCCGGTACCCAAAGACGGGAAGTATCCGCTGCTCAGCACTGCCATTGCCGGCGGCGCACTGCACCCCAACTGCAAGAACGGCGTGCATACATGGTTCGAGGGCATCAACCAGCCGCCCAGGGAAATGACACAGGAGGAGATCGACGAGGCAAACCGGCGGTACGATCTGGAACAGCAGCAGCGGTACTGCGAACGGAATGTGCGGAAGTACAAGCGGCTGAAACTGGGTGCAATCGATCCGGAGAACGCCGCCAAGTATGCTGCACAGGAACAGGCATGGCGAAAGCGGCTGAACAGCCTGGTTAAGGAAAACAAAGACGTGCTGCGGATGGATTACCGCCGGCTGAAAGTGTACGATGCACCTGCACCGCCGGCAGGAAAGCCCGCCGCTGTGCCGCCAGCACCGAAACCGAAAGCGGCTAAGGCAAAGGCACACACGGAGAGTGTTTCTTCGGGGCACGCTGTGGAAGTCACACCGCCTGCAACAAAGGACAACGGCAGTACGGGAAAGACGTATTCGCCGGAGAAAATCACTCCGGATTATATGTCACGATTTACACCGAAGTATTCAGACCAAGCAACACTGACTTCCGGAAATATCCATATGAACGTCAAAAAGGTTGCAAATAGTCGGTATCAGATGTATGCAGATGCCGATGCAGACCGTAAGAACAAAGCGGTGCGACTTACAGAAAAAACGCTGTCGGCTATTCAGCCAGAGCTGCCGGAAGGCTTCCAGATTCCAAAGGTTGCAGTAGTTGATTTTCAGAAGCACCGTTTGAATCCAAACGCAATTGCCGGGTATGACAAAACCACCGACACTATGTACATGAACAGCATCTATGATTCTTCTGAGAAGATTCTGGAATATGTAAACCTTATACCGGGACAGTTTGCAAATAATACGGAATATGCACCGATTTTGCACGAACTCGGACATAAATTTTACGAGGATTGCATCGAAAGGCTTGCAATTTCTGAAAATATCGGTTATAATGAAAGTAGGAAAAAGATTGACCGCCGAATTTTCGATTATATCAAAAAGCAAGATAATCCGGATTATCTTCTGTGTTTCGTAAGCGGATACGCGTCAGACGGTGAATCATCTGGAAAGTTTACTGAAATTATAGCAGAGTGTTTTTCTGTAAGAAAGAAAAATGCTGCTGCTGACGCGATTTTAGCACTATTGGAGTGATGTTTTATGATGTTGCAGCCGACAAGGGAACAAGTTGAATTGAGAAATAAATTGCTTTCTTCCACAAACGAAAAAGAAAAAGAAACGATTCGAGAAAGACTGAAAGAAATCGCAATCCAACGTGATGAAGCATTAAAAGATTGCCCATTTGCACATTGACTGAAAAACCTCTCAAAATATGCGTTGTTTTGAGAAGTAAAACTGAATACCACAAAAAGCATCTCAAAATGAGGTGCTTTTTTCATGCCAGAAAGGAGAAAAAAACATGGGAAAATTAGAAAACAGACTGACATTCGGCGGTGCTTTGGAGGCACTGAAAGCCGGAAAGAAAGTTGCAAGAAACGGCTGGAACGGCAAAGGAATGTACTTGTACCTTGCTGACGGCAAATTACTGACACAGGAAATCGGTGACGGAAGTTATCCGTTTACGGACAGCATTGTCATGAAAACCGCAGATAACCGATTCTGTATTGGCTGGCTGGCTAGTCAGACCGATATGCTGGCAGAGGACTGGCACATTGTAGAGTAACCACTGCCCCGACCACGGGCATAAACTGGCGGAGGGCGGAAAACAAGAACAATTCAGCCTGTGGGTACGGCGTTCTTATTTGTAAAATCAGCATCTGAGCGATCAGGTGCTATTTTTATACCCAAATCACGAAAGGACTGATTCAAATGGCAGACGAAACAGGCAGCCAGAACACGCCGCAGGGTGGTACACAGCCGCCGGCTATCGACTACGGCAAGATCGAGGACATGATCCACAAAGGCACCCAGCAGCGGGAATCCGCAATTCTGGAGGGCTACTTCAAGCAGCTGGGCATGAGCGGTGAGGAACTCCAGACCGCTGTGCAGGATTTCAAGACCAAGCGTGCCACACAGGCAAAGGAAAAGGAAACCAGCTACCAGAACGCCCAGCAGGAGATCACCCGGCTGAAAGCACAGGTACTGGAAAATGACATTCGCAGCAAGGCAAGCGACATTGCCGCCGATCTGGGCGTAGACCGCAAGTCGCTGCCGTACCTGCTCCGTATGGCAGATATGACCAGTGCCGCCGACAGCAAGGGCGTAATCTCCGAAGAGAACATCAAGAAGGCTCTGGAAAAGGTGCTGACTGATGTGCCGGCACTGAAAGGCAGTACCCAGCAGAACAGCGGCTTTATGCAGATCGGCGGCTCCGGCGGCAGCAATGACCCCACCGCCGCACAGAATGAAATGCTCTCCAACATCTTCGGCACGAACCGAAAGAAAGGCAGGAACTAACTATGGCAGAACTGAAATACGCTGACATTTTCAGTCAGCACATCATTGATATGTACGCTGTAGAACTGAAATCCAACGGGCTGTTCCAGTCCAACAGTGATATTCAGATCGTAAACGGCAAGCAGCTGAAACTCCCGAAACTGACCGTCAGCGGCTATCAGGACCACAACCGCACCACTGCCGGTTTCAACGCCGGCTCCTATGACAACGACTACGAAGTCAAGGTGCTGGATCACGACCGTGACATTGAATTTGCCGTTGATCCCATGGACGTGGACGAAACCAACATGACCGTTTCCATCGCCAACATTCAGAAGCGGTTTGAGATCACGCAGGCGATTCCGGAGCTGGACTGCTACACATTCAGCAAGATCTTCACCGAGGCACAGCGTGTGAGTGCATCGGTAGAAACCACTGCACTGACCGCAGACAACGTGCTGGAGGACTTCGACAACAAGGTACAGCTGCTGGAAGATGCCGGCGTACCTATGGATCGCATGGAGATGTATGTGACGCCGGCATACAACAAGCTGCTGAAACAGGCATTCCAGCGGCAGTATCCCAACGGCACCGGCGTGATCGACCGCCGTGTTCACTCCATTGACGACATCGGCACGATCATTGTTGTGCCGTCTGCACGGCTAAAAACCAAGTTCAACTTTACCAACGGCTGTGCGGCAGATGAAACCGCCGGACAGATCAACTACATTCTCATTGATCCGGAGGCACAGGTTTCCCGTGTGAAGTACAGCTACATCAATGTATTCACACCGGGACACGATTCCAGAACGGCAGACAACTACATCTACCAGAACCGCCGGTTCAACGGCACTTTTGCACTGGACGCACTGCTGAAAGCCGGCTGTGCCATCAACTATACCGCCCATGAGTGAGGTGATACCCGATGAAAGCAAGCAAGGACAACAAGGTCTATACCATTACTGAGGCGGAGAAAGCCGCCTATCTGGACAGAGGCTATACCGTGCTGCTGGACGACGGCACTGTAGAAGTGCCGGCATCTGCTACGGTACCGGAAGCGGACTATCGCCGTCTGGCAGCGGAAAATGCCAGCCTGAAAGCCAAGCTCCGGAAGGCACAGACGGCACAGACGGCAGAAAAGGACGGCAAGTGATGTATGCGAATTACGAGTACTACAGCGGCACCTATGGCGGAACAGTACCGGAACCGGACATTCTGCCACGGCTGCGGCAGGCTGCCCGTGACGTGGATACGCTGACCTTTGGCAGAATCCACGCTGTGGGACTGGAAAACCTGTCCGCATACCAGCAGGAGATCATACAGGAGTGCTGCTGTCAGCTGGCGGAGTTTGCCCACGAGAACGCCGACGTGCTGGAAAGCATCGTGTCCGGCTATTCTATCAACGGGGCAAGTCTGACGCTCAGCGGCAGCAGTACTGCAGTGGAAACCGTCAGCGGCATTTGCCTGCCACGGGCGGTGTACCGGAATCTCTGTCAGACAGGGCTTTGCTGCCGGAGCGAAACGAGGTGGCGTGATGCGATACCCTAAACTGGTACGCTGTGCGAAAACGCCCGTTCATGTGACCATAGCAGCCGAGGAGATCAACGCTTTCGGCGAACGGGAAACCATTCTGGACGGGGACTTCCTGTGCAACTGGCAGGACAAATCCCAGGTGAAGTACACCAGCAAGGACACCGCTGTCACGGTATCCGGCAGTGCCTACATTGACGGGGATATTCAGCCGGCAGCGGGGAATCTCACAGGAGGTACGGTGACGATATTCGGCGAACAGCGGAGCATCTATGCCGTCAGCAAGTGCCGGAATCCGGACGGTACGGTGAACTACACGAGGGTTGATGTGCTATGAGCAAGATCAAAGTTAACTGGAATTTCGGGGCAGTACGGCAGGTGGAACAGGCAGTGGCAACGGCTCTGGAACAGACTGCACAGGCGGTGATTACCGATGTGGTAGACGAGCAGGTCATGCCGATGGACACCGGTACGCTGCAAAACAGTTCTACTTTTGTAGAAACTTCGGAGAGCAGCACTGGGGTAGTCGGAATCATTTCTGACACGCCCTACGCACGCCGCCTGTACTATCACCCCGAATACAACTTCCGGACATCGGAGAACAAAAACGCCGGTGGCAAGTGGTTTCAGCCGTGGATCGACGGCGACAAGAAAGAGTTTGCCGCCGATGCTTTCGCAAAGCTGCTCCGGCAGAATCTCAAATAGGAGGTGAAGCGACATGATGACCAGTGAATCCGTGCTGGCATGGCTGCAAACGCTGCCGGTCAGAGCGGACAACTATTACTGCGGCATCTTAGACCGCAAAAAGGAAAAGTCCTTCGGCGTGTATCAGCTGTCACGCCGGAAGAATGAAACCGCTGTCGGCGGACGGGATCCCACCAGAACCCGCACCCACGGCGTGTCCCTGCTGGTGCATTGGAACCACAGCACACGCCAGACACAGAACGCTGCCATTGCCCTGTATGAGGCGATCGCAGCGGCAGGAACGGCTGCCGTGCCGTGTATTTTCAGATGCAGCAGAACGAACCCATTGACGTGGGAACGGACGACAACGGCATCTGCGAATATGTGATTGAATTTGTTATCTACTATGAGGAGGAAACAGCATGAGCACTGTAACAGGGGTATATCCCGTTTTCAACAACGTATTCAAGCTGGGTGCAGACAAGACTTCTGCCAAAACCGTTGCCGACATGGAATCGTTCAGCATCGCCATTGACGGCAACGTGGAGGAGTGGACGCCTATGGAGCAGGAAGGCTGGAAACGCCGTCTGAAAACCGGCTGCGGCATCACCATTTCTCTGAAAGGCAAGCGGAACGTAGGCGATACCGGCAACGACTTTGCAGCAGGTCTGGCATACAAGACCGGACAGGAATCCGAGGCGTATTTCGAGTGGGTGATGCCGGACGGCACGACGATCGCCATGGAAAACGCTGTCGTCAACGTGACTGCCGGCGGCGGTGATTCCACCAATGTAGAGCCGCTGGAATTTTCCGTCATGAGTAACGGCAAGCCCAACATCACTACCACAGGAGAATAAGGAGGAAATAACAATGGCAACCGTACTGGATATTACAAGCAAATTGCAGAAGGAAGAAAAGGTGTTGAAGATCGGGGAGCAGGAGTTCCATATCGACGACACCAAGAACACTGTCATGAAAGCCATGGCGGCAATAGAATCCACGGAGGAAGGCGGTACAGCCGGATTCTCGGCGATCGACAAGGCACTGGAAATCCTCATCGGCAAAGAGGGCGTGGGAAAGCTGGACAGCATGGACTTGAACTTCAAGGGTTATCAGAATGTGTTTATCGCAGTGATGTCCCTTGCCTCCGGCACGTCCTACGAGGAAGCGGAGCAGCGATTTCAGAACGCCGGTGCATGATGATCCGTGCTATGATCTGATCTATGACTACGAACTGATCGAGGCATCTTTCGCCCAGCAGTACGGCATACGGCTGCGGCTGGAAACAGAAATGTGCTGGTCGGAGTTTCTGACACTGCTGTCCGGACTGAACGGAGAAACGCCGCTGGGGAACGTGGTGCGTATCCGGTCAGAAACGGATATGGAAGTGCTGAAAGCGTTCACGCCGGAGCAGAACCGTATCCGTTCCGACTGGCAGCGGCGGCAGGCAGCGGAAACACTGCGGCACTTCGATCGGGAATCTTACGAGAAGTCCATGCAGCAGCTGTCGGCAATGTTCCGGACAATGGCGAAGATAGAGTGAGGTGACAGAAGAAAAAAATGAACACAAATGAAGAAGCAATTGTGTTTAAGCTGGAAGCAGACGGGACCGAACTAAAAAAGACGGTCATTGATGCGGAAACATTAGCAAAAAAGGCGGCAGAATCTGCGAAGGAGGCTGTCAAAAAAGCATCTGATAAGGCAAGCGATGACGTTTCGGCAGCGACTGAAAAAATCCATTCTGATATTGCCAAGAATAATGAAAAAATCAAATCAATATTAAGTGACACCGAATCTTCTGTCAGAAGCAAAGCTGCCTCTATTGCAGGCATTTACAAATCCGAGGGCATGAGCCAGAGCGATGCTATGAAAAAGGCGTGGGCACAAGTGGACAGAAGTAGTTCTGGTACCGCCTCAAAGGTGAAAAAGCACAGTTCTGATACCTCAAAAAAAGTAAAGAACGACGTACAAAGTGTAACAAGGACAGTGGAAACTTCGTCATCAAAGATGAAAAGTTCTGCATCTGGAACAGCATCTTCGGTTGGCTCTGCATTTTCTTCTATGGCGAAAAAAGTTGGTGGTGCAATTGCCGCCGCTTTCGCCGTGTCCAAAATCACGGCATTCGGCAAAGAGTGCCTGTCCCTCGGCTCTGATCTGGCGGAGGTGCAGAACGTCGTAGATGTGACCTTCGGCGGCTTATCCGACAGCGTGGACAAGTTTTCCAAGAATGCCGCCAAACAGTTCGGCTTGTCGGAAACCATGGCGAAGAAGTATGCCGGAACTTACGGCTCTATGGCGGAGGCATTCGGCTTTACACAAAAGCAGGCACTGGATATGTCTGAGGCACTGACAGGGCTGACAGGGGATGTGGCGTCGTTCTACAACATCTCACAGGACGAGGCATACACCAAGATCAAGTCCGTCTTTTCCGGGGAAACCGAAACGCTGAAAGATCTGGGCGTGGTCATGACGCAGAGTGCACTGGACGCATACGCTCTGTCCAACGGATTCGGCAAGACGACTGCGGAGATGTCCGAGGCGGAGAAGGTATCGCTCCGGTACGCATTTGTGCAGGAGAAGCTTGCCAACGCCCAAGGGGACTACGCCCGTACCTCTGACGGCTGGGCAAACAGTACCCGAACACTGGCACTGCAATTCGATACACTGAAAGCAGAGCTGGGACAGGGGCTTATCAACGTATTCTCACCAATCGTACAGTGGCTGAACATCATCGTGGAACGGCTTACCGCCGCAGCGACCAAGTTCAAGGAATTCACCGCAGCGATCATGGGTGTATCCTCAGACACGTCCTCCGGGGTGGGCAGCACGGCAGCCAGTACGGAGGCTCTGAACGACAGCCTCAGTACCACTGAAAGCAACGCCAAAAGTGCTGCAAAGGCGATGCGGGACCTTATGGGGTTTGACGAGATCAACCGGCTCAGCGACAAGTCGGACAGCACAAGCAGCACACCTTCTGCCGGTCAGACACCGGCAAGCACAGCCGACAATTCCAATGACAAGGACAAGACAAACACTCTGGCAGATTCGCTGCAGCATATCAAAAAGCTGTGGGACGACCTGTACGGCAGTTTCAAGAAAGGGCTTACCACACGGCTGAATGCCGGCAACACGTTTCAGGCACTGGACAACATCAAGCAGAAACTCGGGCGTATCAAGGATACACTGAAAGGAATCTTCACAGACAGTGCAGTGGTCAGCAGTGCCAAGAGAATGCTACAGCAGATCGCCACCTACTACGGCTCCATGGTCGGCAATTTCCTCAGCATCGGGGCAAATCTGGGCAATGCTCTTGTCACGGGCATTGCCACGTTTCTGGGACGGAAAGAGGAGTTCCTGAAAAAGAAACTGGCATCGATTTTCCAGTCTACCGGCGACATCTTCGGCAGTCTGACCGGCATCATGAACGACGTGACCGACATCATCAACTATATCCTACAGCTGCCGGAAACGGCACAGGTGGTTGCAGATGTCATTGACATTATCGTCACGCCGTGGGTTACAGGGCTGGACTTGCTGCTGAAATTCGTAAGGGATAATTTCAGTGGTATAGCAGAGGTGATAAACACCAATAAGGAGAACTTCATGCAGATCGGAGAAGATCTGATGCGGTTTCTCTCCACGATCACCGGAGCCGTTTCCGACTTCGTAGACCACGTGAGCCAGAAAGCAGAAGAAGTATACGACCAGTACATTGCACCGGCGATACAGCGTATCTGGGACGGCATCAACAGCCTTGTGACATTTCTCACAGGCATCTGGCAGCAGTACATCTCGCCGTTTCTGGATACCATTGCACAGGGCATTTCAGAACTGGTACACGACCATCTGCAGCCTATGGCAGACACGCTGCTGGAGGTGTTCGGGAAAGCAGTAGAACTGATTTCAATTCTGTGGAAGCAGTATGCTGAACCGTTTATTGAATGGTGGATTGCAAACGTAGCGCCGATCATTATGCCGGTGCTGCGGCAGATCTGGGCAGTTGTCAAGCTGGTGGTGAAGGATATCATTGACCACGTGAAACGTGTTCTGGAGATACTGGGCGGACTGCTGGATTTTTTGATTGGCGTATTTACCGGGGATTGGGACAGAGCGTGGAAGGGCATCCAGGACATCTTCGGCGGTGCTGTCGGGCTGTTCAAGGACAAGGCGCAAAATCTGGCTGATTTCTTTGGTGAGACATTTCGCAATATGGCGACCACTGTGGATGAGATATTCGGCCGTGTCAAAGAATCTGCGCATAACCTGTATCTGAAAGTGAAAGAAAATTTCGAACAGACCAAAACGGCGCTGTCTGTTATCTGGGAGAACATCAAGACGATCTTTTCCGATCCGGAGACCTATTTTCGGGAGAAATTCCAGGCTGCGGCAGATGCGGTCAAGTATGCCTTTTCCGGTATCCGGCAGTGGTTCAGTGACCTGTGGAACAATCTGGTAGCATCTTTGAAAGCCCCAATAAATTCTATCATCGACATTCTGAACTATCTGATCGGCAAGCTGAATTCGTTCAGTTTCGACATTCCGGACTGGGTGCCGGAGCTGGGCGGAAAGACTTTTGGTTTCGACATCCCGGAGATTCCGCACCTGGCGAGCGGCGGCTATGTGAAAGCCAATACGCCACGCCTTGCCGTAATCGGCGATAACAAGCGAGAGGGTGAGATCGTCGCACCGGAGAGCAAGATCGCTGAGGCGGTAGCAAAGGCAATGCAGATGGTGCTTGCAAGTTACGGCGGTATGCAGGGCTCCGGTCAGACACAGGATGAAAAAATTCTACAGGCAAATATATGGCTGGACGGCGACCTGCTGGCGAGAAAGCTGTCACGGCTGCAAAAGAAAAACGATTACAGAAGCGGAGGGCTGGCATAATGGCACTGTTAAAGATCAACGGCACAGAACTGCCGGCACCTACCACATACAGCGTGCAGTACAGCGACATCGACAGTTCCGACACGGGGCGTGCGGAAAACGGCGTGATGCTGCGGAACCGCATTCGTGCAGGTGTGGTGAAGATCTCCGTCAGCTGGAGCAAGCTGACCCAGCCAGAGACCGACCTTGTGCTGGATGCGGTGCGTGGCGTAAGCTGTTCCGTGGAGTACTACGGCGGCAGCGCTGCAAAAGAGATGTACGCCGGAGACCGCTCTTTGCAGCTGGTGTGCCTGGAAAAGGATGGCGCAAGGTTTGATGTCAGCTACAATTTGATTGAATTTTAATGGGATGCCGGGAGGTGAAGTACATTGCAGCAAGTGTCAAAAGCGTATCTCGACGTCATAAACAAAAGAACCCGATCGGACCGCATCCAGGTGGAAATGATAACAGAAAGCGCAGAAGTACAGTGTGTGCTGACAGATGAGGACATAGAGGAAGGAACGCTTACCGTATCACGGCAGTGCGTCAACAACGGATACTTCGAGTTTGGCGCTGCATATGCCAGCGAACTGAAATTCCATACACGAACGGATAAGCTTGTCTGGTCATCCCTGGTGGGCAGATATCTGCGTGTGACTTATGGCTTGCAGCTGTCGGACGGTACGTATGAGGATGTTCCGGTCGGGGTGTTCCGCATTACAGAATGCAGCTTTTCGAAAGACGGGCTGCGCAAGATTACAGCATACGACTGCCTGGTGACACTGGACTGGGAACTGTACTTCCTGTCCACTTCCGGAAATTCTCCGTATCAAGTGCTGCAATTTGCGCTGGATATCACCACACAGGTGGAAATTGCATACGGCATGAAAACGCCGAAGGTGACGCTGGGAAACACGAAAGAAGAAATTGAATCGATGCCGAACGGTACACTTCCGCTGCCGACTTCTGACGACATCAAAACACCCAGAGAATGTATATCTGCCGTTGCAGAAATTCTGGGGTGCTTTGTGGAGGCAGACCGTACTGTTCCCAACAAGATCTGGCTGCGCCGATTCCGGACAGACACCGTGTCCCGTGTGATTCCGCCGGACATCCGTTTCAGTTATGATGTAGACATAGACTGGGACCGTCCGTGCGATGTGTCCACCCAGATTCGCTATCTGGATGACGGCAGCGAAAGGACGTCCTCCTACACCTATACTGCCAAAGGAGACGGGGCGTTTTTCCTCACCGGCGGCTATCGCATGATCCTGGATAACAAGATCTTGAATCTGATGGGTGAGACAAACGCCAAAAAAGCGGCAGACAATCTTGCGTCAGAGCTGACACGTATCAACCAGAAAGAATATCTCCCCGTCAGCTTTGCGTTTTTCGGAGACCCGTCACTGGACCCGGGGGATATGGTGACTTGCACCTATAACGGGACAGAACATCCCACGCTGATCGGTTCTGTCGTGTGGAACTACCGCAACACCGAAAATGTGACAGCGATCAGCGGCAACAAGACAACGGACATCAGCCAGTCCAAGTCGGGCTTGAAAAATGAAACATCTTCCGGCGCATCTGAGGAGAAAGGTGCATCTGCCATGCGGTATTACACTTACAGCAACGCAGAACGCATTGCGATCGCAGACGGCAGCATGGCAGATATTGCAGCGATACGGGTACTGTCCTATCGTGCAACAACTATCGTGTTCCATGCGGAGATCCGGCTGGATGTCAGCACAACGGAGATAATTGCCGATGATCTGTACACTTGTACAGACGGAATACTGACTGCCGCATATTTTGCAGGGTCTGTGGAGATCGGGAAAGTACGGCCGCAGTGGACGTTACAGGATGGGGTACATACGCTCCACCTGTTTTACAGTTTCGGCATGACCGGCTATGCCGCAGTGGAATTTCACGTCAGACTGTACGCCAAAGGCTGCTCCGTTGATATTCCGGCACAATGCGTGCAGGCGGTTCTGGAAGGTACATATCTGGCAGGAGAAGAGGCGTGGGACGGTTTGATCGATCTGAACGATACCGTCAAGGTATCCGTGGGCAGCGCCGCAGTCAATGTCAGCACGATCACGGACACGGCGCAGATCCAGGCGGCAGAGGTGATGCACCAGGGCTGTGCGGATGCTGTAGCGGTAAATGTGCAGGGGGATGCGGTTACGGTTTCCGGCTTTTCGGAGACCATGCAGCATGATATTGCAGAGGAGGAAACAACATGATGAAAGGCAAGACAGAGGTTCTGCTGACGGATGTGCATACCGGGAAAACGAAAAAAATCCTGGAACACAATATGATGACAAATGCACTGAACGACATTTTCCGGCAGGAAGGCTATATGCGCAATGCAGCTACAATGTTCGGAGAGAATTTTCAGCCGCTGTATGCGAAAATGTTGGGCGGTATCCTGCTGTTTGACAAGCCGCTGGAAGAGAATGCGGCGAATTATTTTGCCCCTGCCGGGATCAATCTGACAGCGTGCGGCGTATACGGTGTGAAAAATACCACAGGCGACACCCTGCGTGGGGACTATAACAGCGATGAGTCTTATCTGGATACCCGGGCAAAGACCATGAAGTACGTCTACGACTTTCCGACGTCGAAAGGAAACGGCACCATTGCCAGCGTGTGTCTGACCAGCGCCAACGGCGGCTACAGCAGTTACGGTGCAGAAACAGACGGCAGCACAGGACAGACAGCGGCGTATTTTTTGGGAACAGGGGGATCAAGAGATTTTGTGTCGATCAGCGGTGAATATGCTTTTGCTGTGGATTATCAGAATGATGTTATTTACACGTTTACACCAAGCACCGTAAGTTCTCAGCTACAGTCTGTAACAATTCGAAAGCGGCGTGCACATCTAAAAACATTGCCGGTGACATACCCCGCATGCGCTGCGGGAGAAGTGTTGGAATCAAAGAGTGTGCAGCTCAGCTCCATTTCTTCGGTTTATGTGTGGAACTATGATACAACTGCAAATACGCTTTATTTCATGGCGAACAGAGGCTATTCTGAGGTTCAAAACGGCAGAGAATTCTACATTGCTGCGATTCCGATAGGCACAATGATTGCCAGAACATATAATATTACAAACCGCACCGGTGTGTCACTTAATTATAGCACCGGCGGTGTGTATGGCGGATACTTGTATATAGGCGGTTATAGCAGTAACCTAAAGAATTACAAGATTAATCTGGAAAGCGATACAGACTATGCACAGCTTTCCGGAGTTAACACAACATTGGATTTCCAGCGGTGCTGTTTTTGGAATCACGGGCGTATTTTTGCACTCTGTGGCAGTTTAAATTCCTGGAACTATCGGCTTGCGGCTGTAGATCCGGCGACCAATAAAGCAAGATATACGCAAAACTATCTTAACGATAGTAAAGGTAATACAAAGAAGTGGGTTGCTGTAACCGGCAGTAATGTTGCATTTGCGGTGATGAATGATGGGAGCGGTTTCCTTGTTCCGTGCAATTATCTCGCCACCATCAACAACCTATCCTCTCCAGTCACCAAGACCGCCGCCCAGACCATGAAAGTGATCTATACCATATCGGAGGGGTGACTATGAAGATACAGTACAACGGCAGCAGTAAAATATTGAAACGGCTGGTGGAACTCGTCAACCGGTCACAGAATGTCGCACTGCGGCAGGACAGCACCGACAAGAACACACTGTACTGGACAGGTCTGGACGGCGTGGAAATCACTGTAAACATCCCGTCCGGAGCCGTGAAAGTAGATACGGAACTGTCCGAAACAAGTACCAATCCGGTGGAGAATCAGGCAATCACCAAAGAACTCGCTCAAAAAGCCGACAAATCCGTTATCCCGACCGTAGGAGACGGCGTGCTGTCTTTGCAGCGTAACGGTAAGAGCGTGGGGACGTTTTCCGCAAATGCGGCAGAAAATGAGGCTATCAATATTCCCGTACCGGAGAAGGTATCCGAACTGGAAAACGATGCAGGCTACGGAACATACACCAAGCCCACTACAGGTATCCCAAAGAGCAACCTTGCAAGCGGTGTGCAGGCAAGTCTGGGTAAGGCGGACACGGCACTGCAAAAGCATCAGGACATCAGCGGCAAGCTGGACAAGACCGGAGATGCAAGCACTACTACAGTAGCATTTTCAGCAGCATCTGCCCGGGAGAATGTCAAGACGGGCGAAAAGCTGTCTGTGATCGTTGGCAAAATTGCTAAGTGGTTTGCGGATTTGAAAACAGTAGCGTTTACGGGAAGCTATACCGATCTGGCGAATAAGCCGACGATACCGGACGGATCTAAGTATCTGCCGTTGGCTGGTGGGAAGATGACGGGCGATATTGATATGCAGACCAATAAACGAGATATATTGGTCGGGACGCATAAAGCAAATACATCTGACGGAACGGCGGTTGCTGGCGGGATAATTGAAAAACGTGCAAATATGACGAGTACTCTTCCTGAGATGCGATCATTTGTTGGTATGTTTCATAACACGGATATCGATAGATTTTATAATTTAATATCAGTTAGACACCGAAATGGTTATAGCGATGGAAATTTATATGGTATGTACATTTTTAGCGAATCGACAACGGCTTCCGCTGACTTGAAATGGGGAAAGCAAACTAAAGCCTCTGGATGGACAAACGATTTTACATTATTAGACAGTAGAAACTATACAAACTACGCCCTAACCAAAGACGGCACGGCGGTTAAGGCTAATGCTCTGAGTGCTGGGCATATGAAGTACGGATATGTGCAAAACTCAACCACGACTGCTGGCTCCGGGTATACTTGGGCAAGAGTAGCCTACTGTGAGGACACTGTCGGATACGATACGATCACCATGACGCTGTTGGCTACATCTGGGCACAATGGTGCTGGGCTGTTTAGTGTATCTTATCGTAACGGCTCAACGGGTAAAGCCTGTGATTGGATCAGGTTTGAGCAGATTTTTACGAATAAGCCTACCGGGTTAGCTAATGCGTATTTCAAATTTGTTGCGGTTTACACCGATAGCGGCGTTCGGTATGAGATATGGCATAACACACAGGTAAGATGGAATTCAACGCAATTTACGTGCTTAGCTGAGCAAGCCTACGCTGGTGCAAATACAAACAGATGGATATTTGAAAAACACGATGCCACTACGTTTCAAACAGCACCGCCTACTGGGAATAAAGAGGCAACGTACTACAACAACGGTGTAGTCAACACTGCCACCACCCTCACCGACTCCGGCTGGGTAGCCATGACCGTAGAGGGCTATGCCAAATCCGGCACTGTCAAGTATCGCACCTACGGCAAACAGATCACGATAACCGGAAGTGTTGTCCTAAAGAACGATATTGCTACCTCATATCCAACACCGCAGTACATCGCTTCAACGACCTTTGACTTTTCCAAAATTGTCGGCTGTTCCGGTGTAGGGCGGTCATCGTCTGGCGTGGGGGCATATGTTGTCGTAGAAAACTACAACGGAGATAACCTTGTATGCGTGTATGCTCTTGGCAGTAAAATCGCCGCCGGTGCCACATTATATTTTACGATCACTGGATTTATTGACTGACTAGGAGGAAACTATGAAAGAAACCATTTGCACGATTGCCGGCATTGTCGGCAGCTTTATCGCCGGACTGTTCGGCGGGTGGCGGAACAGCCTGGTCACGGTGCTGCTGTTCATGGGCATAGACTATATCACAGGACTTGCTGTGGCAGCCTGCGGCAAATCCCCGAAATCCGATACCGGCAGGCTGTCCAGCAAGATCGGCTGGCGTGGTTTGGCAAAGAAATGCGTTTCCCTGCTGCTGGTTCTGGTGGCGGTGCGTCTGGATATTACCTTTGGCACATCGTACATCAGAGATGCGGTGTGCATCGCGTTTACCGTCAACGAGCTGATCTCCATCACGGAAAACGCAGGGCTGCTGGGCGTACCGCTGCCGACAGTTATTACGAAAGCAATCGAATTGTTACAATCGAAAGGAAAAGGTGAATGAGTATGAAAGGAATCGATGTATCGAAGCATCAAGGCACTGTGAACTGGTCGCACGTCAAGGCAGACGGTGTGAAGTTTGCCATTATCCGTGCGGGCTACGGCAAGCAGGCATCGCAGAAAGACGCGCAGTTTGAAAACAATTACGCCGGCTGCAAGTCCAACGGTGTGCCGGTTGGCGTGTACTGGTATTCTTACGCAACCACACCGGACGAGGCAAGAAAAGAAGCTGCTGTTTGCCTGAGCGTTATCAAGGGCAAGACGTTCGAGTACCCCGTGTATTTTGACATCGAGGAGCCAAGTGTGCTTGCAAAGGGCAAGGCAGCCTGCACCGCCATTGCAAAGGCGTTCCTTGAAGCTGTAGAACAGGCGGGCTATTTTGTGGGGATTTACTCCAGCAAGGTACATTTGGAAAACTGCATCACAGAAGAGTTGCGGGCACGGTATGCTGTCTGGGTGGCACACTACGGCGTGGATAAGACCACCTACCACGGACAGTACGGCATCTGGCAGAAGTCCAGCACAGGCAAGGTGAGCGGCATTCGGAGTAATGTGGACATGAACGAGTGCTACACGGACTATCCGGCAGTCATCCGCAAGAAAGGGCTGAACGGGTTCAAGGCCGCCCAGACCGCAACAACAGCGAAGCCAGCACAAGCGAAGTCCTGGAAGAAAGGCCAGGCGGTGCACATCGGCAGCAATGTACCGCTGTTCGCCAACGAAACTACCACCGCACCAGCTTCCCGGCTGACCGCCGGAACGTACTACATCTACGACGGCGTGCCGTGCAAGCTGGGGCGCTACCGCATCACCACTACGGCGGCGAATTGCGGCAGGACACCAGTCGGGAAGTATGTCACAGGGTATGTGTCTTGGGATAATTTTCGGGAAGTGTAAATAGGGATAAATCCGCAAAAAGTCCGCTGCTCCAGAAGTATGGAGCGGCGGACTTTTCTGATTTTTATTTTCGTTTTTCGCTTGACTTTTACAAATAATATGGTAAAATAAATATATAGATGCTTTTCTTATCAACTTAGGATATATCAAAAAAGGGGGGGATTTTTTTGGCATCACAATTAGAATGCAAAAACGAATTGAAAGTGTCAGAAGACGAAAAGACGTTAGACAAGTTTAGAGATTTCGTATTCAAAATGAATGCAAAACCAGATAGCGAAACGAAAATTTTTTCCAAAGCAATTCGTGTTACTTTGGAAGATATAGAAATTTTGCGCACTAGAATTATTGAAAAATTAAGGATGCACTGTCCCAATGAAGATGCCTGTATTACAAGAATTACTATAAATTTCAGTAATCACACCTCATTTGATTATGACACATGGGCTAAATTTAAGCAAGAAAATTTTGAGAGATCGGATTATGTAGAGAGCATCACAATTAAATGGGATTTTCAAGTTTCAATGCCTATGTATGAGCTTCCGCAGCATCACTCCCTTGTTGTTAAAATCTCATCTGGTCTCACATTTCCTGAATTTATGAGCTTAATGGTTTCAGGAAAAATAGAGGACGTTAATGATATTTCAATAATGGACAATGTTGTTGTAGCAAGAGTTGAATTTATAAATACATTACTTGGAGATGAACTTCTGAATGTTGTTTCTAATTGGGTAAGTAATTGCGAATTGAGTAATTATGACTCCAATAAATTATTGCTGTTTGCTAGAAAATATAGAAAATATTTTTCTTTATTCATTGAATATTTATCACGAACGGTATCTATACTCATTACTTTTTCAGTGTTAGCATTATACTTATATAATATTGAATTTAATTTAGTACGTGATAATGTTAATGTGCTTTTAGCGCAATTATTTTTGATGTGTGGAGTTGCTTTCTCGGTTTTATATATATTGCAGAAGCTTTCACACAAATGTGCCGGATTTATTTATGACAAATTATCACAATATGGTCAAGGATATATTTTTGAAATAACTTCAGGAGATAAAAAAAGGAAAAGAACAACCGCAAAAAATGATAAAAGAACAGCCGCAAAGGTTATCTTTAATTTTTTGGCTGCTGTAATATTTAATGTGTTTTGTTCGATTGTATGTGATGTAATTATAAAATGTATTTTCTGATATGGTTTTTAGGAGGAGTGAAAATGAAAAATATATTAAAATTGGTGCTTTCAGCACTGAAAAAATTTTTTGATGTGTCCAGTCAAAACCACATGGAGGATTATCGAAGAAATTTCACAAAGCATTATATTAGTTAATGTATTTTATGCGTCTATTATCTTCTTTTTTATTATTGTTAAGTTCAAAAAACAGAGATGTATTTTTGTATATTTGAAATATGGAGTTGTACATAGGTATTTTAATAGGTGTCTCAAACAATGAAAAGCGGCAGTATAGCAGGAGATTTCCTGTTTTGTACCGCTGCTTTTTTATGCTGTCTTTTTTATGAAGCGTATAGTTGTACATAAGATAGCTTGACGGCTCCCGCAACCATAACTGCACTGCACAAATGATACAATTGTGCAGTGCTTTCTTTTTGGAAAAACGCCGAAAATACGTGCTTTTTTCGGCTTTATCAAGTGCAAATAGCCTGCTGGAGAGCGTTTTTCCAGCAGGCTATTTGCGTTTCTGAAACAACAAAAAAACGATAGGGTAAAATAAAACGATAGGTCGAGGCTATCGTTTTTTTGTTGTAAAATCAAAATTAGAACCATAAAAAATGCCATGCTGGGAAAGCACATCTTCTCAGTATGGCATTTTGTTTCTATGAAATGTAGATTTCTTCGTAAAATCCGCCCATTGACCATTCAATCCTAAAAAATCACGCTGTTTCCGATGCTTTTTTCATTTTCCATACGATTTTTTGACGGCGAAACATTATCCCGTCAATTGCAGTCGCT